CGACCTTCATCATCAACGTCACTGTCAAAGTTGACCATTTCGTCTTCTGATTCGTCAAACGCTGTCTCTAGCAAGTGACGTGGGACAAGGCCGTAGTATTTAGTTAGCCTTACCTTCTCTTCAGGCTGCTGCCACAGCTCCTCGTCAGGCTCTAGGTCTAGATCAGGCGCTGCACGACCAATGTAGCCCTTCTTGTAAACACCTTCTTCCTGCAGCTGCTCTACAAGGTGCGTTGACACAAACTCGTCAATAGCGACACCTACAGCACTCTCAATGTCTGTTGCTACAGGGTCAATGAGGAAGTTGTGGGGTTGGATAGGGCGTAGCTTGACGACAGTGCGGTCACGGACGTTAACGCCCACGGCAGTCATAGCACCGTCCATCACAGGCTCTGTAGCCGGAACCATCTCTTTCTTCTTCTCAAGCACTATCTCGCCAATGCCTGTGCCGTACACAGCAGCGTTGATGAGACACTCACCTACAGCCTTCCTAATCTTGTTCTTAGTAAACTCTTGTGACAGCGCCTCACGTAGGAAACGCACGTCAGAGCGGTCTGTGTCGCCCATGTCGTCTTGGATGTCAAAGAACTTACCACGCCCAAACGTAGCCTCTTCAACGTCAGCTACAGAGGACTCTACAGCTTGGAGTAGGGCAGGGGAGACAATCTTGCTTCTCTCGCTCTCACGAGTCTTGTCGTCGTCAGACCAGATGCCACGCCACATACGATAATATTCATCAAACTTCTCGTCGTAGTTGGTTTCAAAGAACTCACGCCAGTTGTCAACTTTGTTGATAACCCAGTTTTCTAGGTCTTCTTCAATAAACCTGACGCTGTCTTCGTTGTAATCTTCCATGCTAATATCCTGCGTAGTTGTCTAAGGATTCTTCGTAGTCTTCTTCAATGTAGCCCCAATCGTAAGCTACATTAGCTAACTGGTCTATGTAGGCCAGTGAGTCAACTGTGTCGTCATGCACTAAATGGTTGGGAAACTGAAACAACTCGTCCATGAATTGGACATTCCAGTCGCCCTTGTTTAACGTAATGTAGCCATTCTCAAACCTGCCCTGCAGCGCCCACATGATTCTATCGGTCTTCTTTCTGTTGCCGTGTGTTAGCTCTTCTACTCTAAAATACTTGTTAAAGCGCTTCATCAGGTCTGTCAGAGGCGACATAACAGCTTGTCTGCTAATGCCCTTCTCAATGCCTACAGCAATGGGATAATGCTCTGTGACGGCGTCAAAGATGCGTGCTGCAGTCTCGTCTAGCGTCCAACGACCAATGATTATCTCTTTAACCCACCACCCGTGTTCGCTGACTTTAACGACAGGCTATAGAGCTGTTATCGAGTCTTTTGTTGCTCTTCTTGCCCAACTCTTCAAAGCCTGCCAAGTCACAGGCGATGTAGTAGTCACCAATGTCAGGCTCATCTTCGTCAAACTGAACCCACTCTTCCTTGAACATCTCAGAGCCACGCGCCTCAAAGGACGCCATAAACTCTTGTCTGAACGCATAAGACGACAACGTACGTTTAGCGCTGTCTATCTCTGTAGGGTCAATTAGAGGGTTGTCGTAGCTTGTGAAGTGCCACGCATTATAGTCCTCTAACTTGCCTAACGATGCTTCAGTGTACAGGTCGTAGAAGTGGTTACGTCCCATCGGCGTACCAATGAACAACGCCTCACCTTTTAAGTCTGACAACGCAGGACGTAGGATCAACTCCCACACCTCAGGCTTAAAGTCTGCAAACTCGTCCAAGACTACGTAGCGTAAGCTAACACCACGCATAGTCTCTGGTCTGTCACTTCCCTTCAGCGATATGCTAGAGCCGTTAATCAGCTTCAGTGTTAGATTGTTGACGTGGCTGTTGGCTATAACGCCCTGCCCCATCTCTAACAGCATATCCCATATAACATCCCTTGCCTGACCTTGCGTAGGCGCAACGTAAAAGACTTTACCGTTCTTAGACGATAAAGCCTTCACAAGCAGCAATGACGCCGCTAGCCTTGTCTTACCTGTACGACGCCCTGCAGCCACCACTTTGAAGCGTGACTCGTCTGTCCACACTTCTTGCTGCCAAGGAAGCAGGCTGATCTGTAGGTCTTGCGTTGCAGACATTTAGTATGTCCACACAACTTGTGGCAAGTCTCTTGTGTCAACGTGTACAAAGCCTTTAGCGACACCAATGCCGTTAAAGCCTAAGTCAATGGCGTTACGGATGATCGTAGCACGCTCTATACCGTTACTGACGGCAATGTCAGCAGCCATGCCTTGCGTATGTATCCCGCCCTTGGACTTACGAGCCTCTGCAGGGTGTGACGGGTCACGATAGCCACTGGTGATAACAAATGGAAGCCACAGGCTGCTCTTAGCTTATCTAGCCTACGCACAAACGCAGGAACTATCTTGTTCTCGCCAGTGTGCTTACAAGCAAACTCGTCTAACGTAAAGTACTTAAACGTCATCGTCTGTGTCTCCATCGAGTGTCTCACCAATCGTTATTGGCTCATTTGTGTCTATGCCGTTAATCGTGATGCTAACGGCTGCTCTGCCATTACTGAGCTTATCCTTCTCAAAGTAGCTAAGAGGCATTATTCTATCAACAATCAACTTCCACGCTGCTGACTGATTCTTGTGGTCATCGTTTAACGCAGCATTGAATATGCTATCCATGACCTCCCTACTCTTAGGGCTAGCAAGCATCCTAGCTTTGTACTCTTCAATGGCTGAAGCGTCACCTTTAGGACGCCCTACTTGACCTCTGTTACCCTTCTTCTTTTGTTCAACAAGGGCTTTAGGCGGTCGACCACGCCGCTTCTTTGGTTTAACGTCGTCTTTAGAGACATTAGAGTCTATAGAGTCATTATTGCTCATTGTTGTTATCAACCTCTATAACGCTTAACACGTGTTGTAAGTCGCTAAAGGTGCTTTCGACTAAATAACAACAATAAGAGATAATAACAAATGCTATAACAAAAGCTATTGTTGTAATCATTGTTTTATCCTCTTTAGGAACAAATTAGAGAGCGTATAGAGTCGCTGATAACGTCCTACGGACGTGGGCATTATAGTTTCTCTATAGATGCTATGAACTGGGTAGCATTTATACCACATTTTAGCTCAAAAGTCAAGTCTTTTCTCAATTATTTCTTGTTAGGCTATATAGGCTGTTGTTAGTAACGTTGTCTATGGTGCGTCACTAGTGACACTGTGCGGATTTATGGCGAATAAAGAGTCTCCGCAGACGCAATTGTTTCCTCAATTAATACAACTACTTAGCATTGCATAGACTATGTTGCTAAATTGGCCTTTTTTGTTAAATTTAAGTTGCTAAATTGCACTATTTTGTGCTTGGTAGCCTACCACTATAATTCTCCACAGCCACCACAGCCCCCCGCCCCTAAATTGCTACCCCGCCTTAGTTGGCACGATAGTTGCATAGCTGCAGAGCCTGCAGAGTTGGCATGGTTCTTGCATAGCCTGCGCAGCTGCAGAGCTAGCAGAGATTGGGTAGGCTGTCAAGACTTGACAAGTGTGTGTGACTGTGTTGCTGCCTACAGAGACACCAGAGACACCAGAGACACCAGAGACAACAGAGACAACAGAGACACCACAGCCACCACAGCCACCAACACACAGAGCTGACCAGTCCTTGTAGCTTCTATATAGGCAACAAAGAGCAGTGCCAATAAATATGCAAATTAATTGTTAAATAGTGTTGACAAGGCAAAATCACTTGTATATCTTAGCAACCACTGGCGCAACAAAGCGCCCACAACTAAGGAGCAAAACCATGCACACAGTTAAACTCTATATCGAAGACGGCACATGGATGGCGCAACACAGCGACCCAATGATTGCTGAACTGTTCGGCTCTGACACAATACCGACAGCCTTCACAGCACAGATGAGCGGCGCAGACGTTATCGAGCGCGTTAGTACAAAGATGCCACAATATACTTACTCACTATAAGGAGCAACAACCATGACTGACTTTAGAATCAACGACTACATCCTACGACAAGAAGCGAAAGAGATAGCAGCTGCGGCAATGCTTGAGCAGAAAGAATACGGCACAGACGCAGGTGAGATGCTAAACCAGATGTGCGACGGTCACGAGTGGGTCATCCACACCTATAAAGCAATCATCCTCTGTGCTGAGTGTGACACTAACGAGGGCGAGGATTACCTAGACGACATCGGCTATGAGAAGTTTGACTCGTTCGCAAACCACGCAACGCAGTTGGCTTATGCAACGCTGCTAGGCGCTTGTCACGAAGCATACGCAGAACTAGAAAACGACTAAGGAGCAAGACAAATGAACACAGTCTTATTAATCACAGCAGGCGCAATAGCGCTCATTGGCCACACAGCATTCGTTAGCGGCCTACTGCTGTCACTGAAGAACAGGCGACGCCGCAGCCATTACAGAGAGCGCGAGGCTGTGGAGATTATGGCGAGCGGCGCAGCACTGATGCTAGTCGCATTCTTGCTAGGCATGGCGGCATTGGGTTATAACTAAAGAGGAGTTACAACAATGTCAGACCAACGAATGACCGACAAAGAATACCTAGACTACGTCGAAAAAGAGCTAATTCCTGAGATGCTTGCTGTTGATTGTTACGGAATTGCAGAGAATTTAGTAAAGCTGCTAGGAATAGCAAGAGAAGGTTTAGAATAATACCCAACAAAGGAGCAACAACAATGAATACACACGCATTAGTTACAATTAAGACAATCTACGGACAAGACCGAGTCTATCCTGCAAACGACGTAGCCTATTCACTGGCTGCACTGCTAGGCTCTAAAACCTTTACAAAGGAGCAGCTAGCCAAGGCTAGGGAGTTAGGCTTTACGTTTGAGATAAAGGCACAGGAGCATGTACTGTGAGCTTCAACGCTGCGAAGGCTCGGCATCTGTCTAGGCTACTGAAGATCAAAGAGCCAACGAAGAAGGACAAGATCGACATTGACAGCCTAGCTGCTGAGTTAGGCAGCTATGGCGAGCAATTGATTAAGATAGCAAAGGAGGGTGTAAGTTATGGTTATTGAGTTTGACAGTATAGAGCACGCGCTAGAGGAGGCTGTGTGGTGTGCTGAGACATACGCCACAAGGCACGCCATAATCTACGTTAACAACCGCTACGGCGTTTGCGGAGCTGATGAAGCTCAGAGCTTGCGAGACGTGCTAGAGATTGTCACACCAACACACGAGGCTGCTGTGCAGCTTAAAGACTTACTATAGGAGTAACGCACTATGTTTTACATCATCAAAGAAATCGCGTACATTGTAGGCACTGGCTTGGCTTTGGCGCTGCTGTTTGCTTGGCCTTTACTCACTGCATAGGAGCATTGCATTATGTACAAAGAAGACGGACTTACTTACTTAGAAGACCACGACCTAGACGTGCTAGACCAAGCAACGTTAGACGAAGCACGGCACAGGCTCTACCACGACAGAGCGCTGCTGTGGGAGGCTTTAGGCCCTGATGCGTTGCCAACTGACGCAGAGCAGGCTAAGAAGCTAGAGGACGCCATAGCAGCGGCTCTAGTGGACAACAAGCACGCAGAGCTAGGCAGGCTTGTTGCCAACATGGCTTTAGAGTATGGTTTCAAGTGTTGTCACGATCAGATCGTAGATGACTGGGAACGCTACATTGACGAGGTGGGCTAATGGGTCTCTACTGTAACGGCTGCATAACTCTGAAGGTTAAAGAGAGCGCGTGCGTGTGTCGTGTGATGTATGACATAGACCACCTACCGCTAGAGCTGCATGAGCTACGACAACAGAGCGCTAGAGTAGATGACCTGCTGCATCGTCTCAACTGGGTAGTAAAGCACCTAGGCGCTACACAGGGACTGCAGCGGCGGGGGAGACATCAGGAGAATAGCACGGATTTAACAGACTGAATAGATGAAGAGGTGACAAGATGCAACAACTTGAGATGCTAGAGAAGACAGAGCTTTTGTTCTGCATTACGTGCAAAGAGACAAAACCTGTAGAAGACTTTAACAGAGACGTCAGCAGAGGAAAACGAAGGCACTACAGATCGAATAAATGCAGGAGCTGCGAGAAAGCTAGAAATGTTGAGTATTATGCAACAAACAAAGAGTATAGAGCGCGCAAACTGAAACGCGCGAAAGCTAACAACGCTCACGCGAAGGTTTTTGATGCGATAAAAAAAGGAAAACTAACAAGAAAGCCCTGCGAAGTCTGCGGAGATGAGAAAGCAGTCGCGCATCACGACGACTACGCCAAGCCTTTGGAAGTGCGTTGGCTGTGTCAAAGCCATCACAAACAATGGCACGTTGCCAATGGCGAAGCCTTAAACGCCTTCATCGTTAAACACTGGACACCGCCAAAGGAGGCGCAGAAATGAGCGTATTACGTTGTGAGAGTTGCTTAGGCGACGTTAAGACTAGAGGGATTATTTGCGATGATTGCCTTAGAGACTTTTATTGGCTACACTGCCTGTGGGCAGCAGGGCTGCACCAAATCCCAAACGCTGAACGCGCCTATTCAGCGCTTCAGAACATCACAAACGCGCGAAAAGTGAAACTATAACGTGCTTTAAAGCGCATAAGTGAAACTATAAGGAGCAAGACAAATGACAGAATGGAACTGGGCAATCGCCTTTAATAACGGCTTTGGCTTCTACTTTGGCATGGTAGAGACACAGACAGCTTTAGGAATGACAGAGAGCGGCGAGCAGATCAAGTTTGACATCGGCGGCTTTGAGCTTTTGCTGCCCTTCGTTGTCATTCAGCTGCTAGAGTCTCGCTACCACGACGAGGACGACTTCTATGCCTGATTATAAACAGACGCATCTGCCCTGCCCTGACTGCGGCAGCTCTGATGCGTTAGCAATCAACGCAGACGACTCTACTTTTTGCTATTCGTGTAGGAAATTCACCTTTGCTCACGATGTATCAGACGAAGTAGGCGCAGGAGTAGCCGTGAGAGTCCCACAGAAGCCGCTCACGGGCTTTGAAGGCTTCGAGGCAACTCTTGCGGCCCTAGCGACTGAAACGTTCTCTGGCGTCCCTGAGAGAGGTCTGAGCGCAGCCACGATGAAGAGCTATGGCGTGGTGCTGAAGTCTGGGCAGGTTATATACCCCTACTTTGAGCCTACAGAGCCTAATTCACCAGTGGCGGCAAAGGTGCGCTACCCTGATAAGCGTTTCCAAACTAGCGGCGATTGGAGCAAGGGCGGTCTGTTCGGTCAGCAGTTGTTTCCCAAGGGCGGCAGATACGTCACGTTGACAGAGGGCGAATATGACGCTCTAGCGGCTTATCAGATGATGGGCAGCAAGTACCCTGTCGTAAGCATCAAGAACGGCGCAAGCAGCGCTCTGAAGGACTGCAAAGCCTCTTACGAGTGGCTAGACAGCTTCGACACCATTGTTGTTTGCTTTGACGCTGACGAGCAAGGCACAAAGGCGGCTGACGAGGTGGGACAGCTGTTCGGCGGCAAGGCCAAGATCATTAAGCACCTTGACGGTTATAAAGATGCCTGCGACTACCTAGCCGACAGCAAGATTGCTCTGTTTAACGCTGCTTTCTGGAAGGCTGAGAAGTACGTGCCTGACGGCATTGTCAACGCTGCGTCTCTGTGGGACGAAGTCAACACACCAATGGAGACAGCAGAGGTGGTGTATCCGTTTAAAGGCATCAACGCCTTGACCTACGGTATACGCCCTGCTGAGCTTGTCACTGTCACTGCAGGCAGCGGACTGGGTAAGTCTCAGTTCTTGCGTGAGGTGGTGTGGTCAACGCTGCAGCAGACAGCCTACAACATCGGCTTGTTGTTTCTTGAGGAGAGCATACGCAAGACAGCCTTATCGATTATGTCGCTAGCGGCTAACAAGCAGCTGCACCTGCCCACGACTGTAAGCACTGAAGAGGAACGCAAAGAAGCCTTTGACGCTACGTTAGCTGACGAGCGGCTTTACTTGCTTGACCACTTCGGCAGTACAGACGTGGACAACATTGTCGGGCGTGTGCGCTACATGGCTAAGGCGCTAGACTGTCGCTACGTCTTTCTAGACCACGTCTCTATTGTTGTGTCGGCTCAGTCCAATCTTGACGAGCGTAAGGCGTTGGACGAGATAATGACTAAGCTGCGGATGCTTGTGCAGGAGACAGGGATTAGCTTGTTTGTCGTTAGTCATCTACGCAGACCGGACAACAAAGGACACGAGGAAGGCGCTGCAACGTCTCTGTCACAGCTTCGCGGCAGTGCGTCAATAGCACAGCTGAGCGACATTGTGCTAGGGCTTGAGCGTGACGGACAGGCTGACGACATTGTCGTTCGTAACACAACGGCTGTGCGTGTACTGAAGAATCGCTTCAGCGGCGAGACTGGACGCTGTGCAGACCTTTACTTTGATAGCACTACAGGTAGGATGGTGGAGAGCACACTGGAGGAACTATTATGAAATGCTTAGCGTGTGATGCAATACTGACGGACTACGAAGCCACGTTGAAGGACGCCTCTACAGGCGCTTACGTCAACGAGTGTGTGGAGTGTATTCAGGGCGGTACAGGCGACTTAGCGCTGCAAGAACGCTTAGACCTAAAAACTGTACACGACTTAGGCTTGGACATTTTAGACATCGATACGGATTAGGAGCAGCATAATGTGCATAGCTAGAACAGGAGACTCAATAACAGTGTACGAGACAGCTGACAAAATATACTCAGGCACGGTCATAGAGGCTCTTACAGACGAAAACGGCATTTATTACTGGGCAGTTGGAGAAGGTAACAAACTGTTTACAGCGCGTTTTGAGGATTGTGTTGAAGACGGCAGCTACGAGGGCAGGAAGAAATGGCTTATAGACACTCAAGAAAGAATTAAAGCTATAGAAAGCCGTAACGAAGACGACTACGAAGTTAACAATGACTATTGTACTTGTTACTATTGCGGAAGAGAGTCTTTCGTATGGGAAGAGGTTTGTGTTTGTGAGTATCCATTATTGTGAGGCAAGCAATGCTAACAATCGACATTGAAACAGACATGAAGCAAACAGTGATATGGTGTGCCTGTGCCGAGGATGTCGATACAGGTGAGATGACTGTACACACTGAAGCGAAGACGCTGCAGGCTCTTGTGAACGAACACGACGGCATAGTGACTTATAACGGACTAGGCTTTGACGTGCCAGTGATGGAGAGGCTGTGGAGTATGGACTTCACAGGCAAGAAGCACGTTGACGCTATGGTGCTGTCTCGCCTCTACAACCCTGCACAGGCAGGAGGACACAGCTTGCGCTCTTGGGGTGAAAGACTGAAGTATCCCAAGGACGACTTCACAGACTACGACGGCGGCTTGTGTGAGGAAATGATTACCTACTGCAAGCGTGACGTAGAGCTGACAACCAAGGTTTACAAGAAGCTGCTTGCTGCGTTGGCTAAAGAACGCTTCAGCCAAGACGTTATAGACCTTGAGCATCGCGTTACAGCAGAGCTAGAGCTGCAACGACAGAACGGCTTCAAGAT